AGTAGGACACTTAGTATTAGCACGTAATGCAAAGAAAATGGATGCAGAAGCATTTGGATTTAGTGAGGGCGGTATGGCGTTAGAAGATCAAATGGAAATGAACTTTGGTAAAGAAGTACCAGACAATACTATAGGCGTAGATCCTGTCTCTGGTAATGAGATACCGTTAGGTTCAACTGCAGAAAATGTACGAGATGACATACCTGCTAACCTCAGTGAAGGTGAGATAGTTGTACCTGCTGATGTAGTAAACTTTCATGGTGTAAAACTATTTGAAGATCTTCGTGAAGAGGCCAAGAGAGGCTATGCTCAAATGGCACAAGACGGACGCATGGGTGGTGAGCCTATGATGGAAGACTCCGATATGATGGCTGATCTAGACATAGATCTTTCTGTAGAAGACTTACAGGTAATGGATAATGAAGAACCTGTAGAGATGAACAGAGGCGGTAGATCTATGGCTGACTACAGAGGTGTTACAAAAAACAGAAAGATAAAATCTCCTAAGCCTAAGCCGCAAAAAACACACAGTCAGATAATGGCTTCTATCAGAGGTGGAAGCAGTCCTAATGATGATAAACCAGCGCCAGTAGTAAATGTTCCAACAACAACAGCACAATCAACAAATACTAATATGAGTAGTGCAGATTATTTAAAAAGTAATGTTGGTAAAGGAGGAGACAGTTTTACAGGACCAGGAGTACAAGTTGCTGGTGCTAAATTAGATTTTGGCTTTGGTGGCAATCCAATGGAACGTGCTGCACGTAAGTATGGCACTGTGTCTAATAATATAGAAAAAAGAGTACAAAAAGATGATGAGCCTTTTTTTACAACCAACCCTGATGGAACAAATAGGTATGAACAATATATACAACCTAATTTAAACCTTCTTAATCCTTTTAACTATTTTGACGAAGGCGGTCTTGTAAATCCAGAACCGTTCTACTCTCAAAAGGGTGGCTTTGACTTATCTCATATGGAAAACACAGGAACTGTTGTTCAAGAGTACATGAACGATGAGGGTCACAGAATATACATAACCTTTGTTGACGGTGTACCTCAAATGGAAATACCTGAAGGTTATTACCCTGTAGGTGAGGGAGTCAGTTTAAACACAGTAGTTAACTCATCTATACCAACTATGGATGGTATATCTCCAGAGCCTGTACGCAGTGAAGGTTCAGACATGGGTGATGACCCTAGTGCAATGGCTCCAGCGCCAGATCCTGTTAACTATAAAGAACTATCTATAGATGAACTAAAGTCAATGGTATCAGACCAGAAAAGCATGGGTAGTAAAATCTTTGCAGGGCTAAGTCCACTAACTAAGATTATTATGTGGGATCAAACTAGAAGAACTAAGGGTGAAATAGAAAGAAGAATAGAAGATCCTAACACTTCTGAAGTAGATAAGATGAGACTAAACAACTTATTAGAACTTATGAATAGAGAAGAACCAGGATTAGTAAAAACATTATTAGATAAAGCTACAGGTAAAGAGTTTGAAAGAGTTGTATCTCAAATACCAAAACCAGTAGTGCCTGATGTAGATTACAGCGATCCAACATTAGCACCAGATCAAGGTATATACACACCTGACCCACAAGTAGAAAGTGACAAAAAGATACCTAATGCTGATCCAGAAGAACCTTATGTACCTGAGCCTACAGGAACAGCAAATGTATTCTCTGATGAAACAATAGAGGCTGCTAAAAAGATATCACAGGAAGCTGCAGCTAAAGCTTTTAGCACTCCAAGTCAAACAAGGAAACCTGATGATAATGATGCCTTTATTGCATCAGCTATTAAAGACCCAGCATCTTTCTTGCCACCTACTCCCTCACGTGATGATGACGATGATAAACCAACATTTGTTGCACCAGCACCATCATACACACGTCCATCGCAAGATCCCTATGCAGAACCTGGGAGACCCACAACTAGAAGAACTGGTGGTGGAGGCCGCAACAAAGGCGGCTTAATGAAAAAGAAAAAGACCAATAAGAAAAAATCCAAATAACTATAAGGCCACTCAGCTACGGCTGACCCCAACATAAAAGGAGAAAACAAATGGCTACAAGCGAAGAAGCAAAACCACACCCAATGGTAAAACCTAAAATCCCAAGAGTTATGATGGGTCAAGGTGGATACCTAACTAATGAAGAGCGTATCAAGAAAGATGAAGAAGAGCTTCTAGCTATGAAGAAAGAAGCGTTAGGTATTAAAGATGATGAAGAAAGTACTGAAGATAAACCCAGTAGCGAAAAGCCTGAAGCTGAACCAGTACAGGCAGAGAGTGATACCAAACAAAAAGAAGAACCTAAAGCAGAAGCACAAGAAGATGACAGTAAGTTAGGTGCAGAAGAAAAGAATTTTAAAAAACGGTATGGTGATTTACGCAGACACTCACAAAAGAAAGAAGAAGAGTTTAATGCTAAGTTAGCAGCACTGGAAGCAAAACTAGAAAAAGCTAATAAGCAAGAGCTTATATTACCTAAGACAGATGAAGAGTTAGAAGCTTGGGCTAAAGAGTATCCTGATGTTGCAGGTATCATTGAAAGTATTGCTGATAAAAAAGCCAAGGCATCTGCTAGTGCATTAGAAGAGCGTATAGCTGAGTTTGAAGAACTTAAAATAAATGCACAAAAAGAAAAAGCAGAAGCAGAACTTATTAAGATGCATCCTGACTTTATAGAAATACGTGAAGATGATACATTTCATACATGGGCAGAAGACCAACCTAAGTGGGTACAAGATGCTCTATACGAAAATGTAGATGATGCAAAGTCTGTAGCACGTGTAATAGATTTGTATAAAATAGACAAAGGTATTACTAACAAGAAGAAAGTTAAACCTTCAGAAAAAGCAGCAGCATCTTCTGTTAAAACTAAAAGTAATGCAGCACCAGAACCAGACGAAATGGCTAATCATATTCGTGAATCTGAAGTAGCTGCAATGTCTATTAAAGAATACGAAAAGCGACAGGAAGAAATTCTAGACGCTCAACGTAATGGAAGATTTATTTACGATGTATCAAGAAAGTAGTTGACATTCTTAACATCGTAGATACAACTATAGCATATACACAACATTAGTGTGTATGCTTTAATCAAGCACTAGCCACACAAAAGACTTACCTCAAAGTATAGGCCCAGCGCAGAGAGACAGCGCAGTCTTAAAGCATAGCTGACTACCCTAATACGAAGAGCCTCTTCACGGTGGATATGTAGTGTTACTTTAACGCCATATCTATAAGGAGATTTTAACTATGGCTATTACATCAGCAAGTGGAGGCTTTGACGGCAATTTTAGCCCGATAATGTTTTCCAAACAGGCGCAGATCGCATTGCGAAAATCGTCTGTAATAAGCGCAATCACAAACAACTCCTACTTCGGAGAGATTGCAAATCAGGGTGACGTTGTACGCATCCAAAAAGAACCAGACGTAACTGTTAATGCTTTACAGCGTCACACAGGTATTTCTGTAGAGAAGTTAGACGATCAGGATTTCTCTCTCACCGTTGACAAAGCTAACTATTTTGCTTTTAAAATGGATGACATTGAAGAGCAGTTCTCTCATGTTGACTTCGTAAGCCTAGCAGCAGACAGAGCAGCCTACAAAATGGCAGACGCTATTGACGTAGATGTTCTATCTTACATGTCAGGTTACGACACATCAGGTGCATTAATTACAACTGCATCTGGTACTGCACAGCACCCAACAGCAAATGAAATCAACGGTGAATTTTTAAAGACTAACCAGTTGGACGCTACTGACATGGGCGCATTAGGATCAGCAGACGCTGCATCAACAGCATACGCTACTGGGGATTCTATCCCAATGGCAACACGCTTACCTGGTGCAACCTCTTTATCAACTGCTACTGTATCTCCATTGACAGTCATCGCACGTATGGCACGTCAAATGGATACAGCAAATGTTGATGCAAGAGGACGTTGGTTGGTAGTAGATCCAGTATTCATGGAAATGCTAAAAGATGAAGACTCACGTCTTCTCAATGCAGACTTCGGTGGATCAGGTCTACAAAATGGATTGGTTGCAGGAAACATTCACGGTTTTCAAGTGTACGTTTCAAACAACCTACCTGCCAAAGGCAATGGTCCAACTCATGCTGGCGCACTAGCCCAAGACTCACACTACGGTGTAATCTTAGGTGGACAGCAAGAAGCTGTAGCGACTGCAGAGCAAATGAACAAAGTTGAGAACTATAGAGATCCCGACTCATTTGCAGACATTGTACGTGGTATGCACCTCTATGGACGTAAAATTCTACGCCCACAAGGATTGGTGTCAGCTATCTACAACGTTGCATAATCATAAGATAAACTTAGAGGCTGCTTCGGTGGCCTCTTTGTGCATTTAACACAAGGACATTCTCATGGGTACTATTACTACAGCAATGTGCAACAGCTTCAAGCAAGAGCTACTTGGGGGTGTTCACGATTTAGACACACACACATTAAAACTAGCACTAATAAAAGCATCTCCTACAGGTACATATGGCGCAGCCACAACTAACTATTCTGACATTACAGGCAACTCAGACGAAGCTTCAGGTACAAACTATAGTGCAGGAGGGCAAACGTTAGATTCAGCCAGTATAACGTTATCGGGAACTACGGCATTTGTTGACTTTGCAGATGAGGTGTTTACGAACCTAACAATCACGGCTGCTGGTGCTATTATATATAACAGTTCAGCAAGTAATAAAGCAATAGCAATATTTGCATTTGGGTCAAATGTTTCTTCTACAGCAGGTGACTTCACTGTCATCTTTCCTTCAGCAGATGCAAACAACGCAGTCATAAGAATAACTTAAAGGCATATCAATGGCACTAATCCTAAGAGATCGTGTAAGAGAAACCACGACTAGCACAGGTGTAAGCAATATAACTCTTGCTGGGGCTAGTGCAACCTTCGACACATTTGCATCGGTTATGTCTACCAATGACACAACCTATTACGCAATTATACATACATCAAGTGGAGTAGATGAGTGGGAAGTAGGACTAGGTACATATAGTGGTACTAATACTCTTACAAGAACAACAGTACTATCTAGCTCCAATAGTGGATCAGCAGTAAACTTTTCATCAGGTACTAAGTTTGTCTTTATGACACTACCTGCTAGTGTTGCTGCTCATCTTGATCCAGGTTCTTCTGATCATGACTTATCTTCTGTTGTGACACTAGGTAATCATGACACAGATGATTTATCTGAGGGATCTACTAACTTATATTACACTAACGCTAGGGTTGATGCTAGGATAGCTGCTAACCCATCAGGCGATCCAGCAGGAACCGCTGTTGCAATGGCAATAGCTTTGGGATAATATTATGGCAAATACATTTCTTAGAAAAACTTCTCGTAGCATAGGAACTTCAGCAACCACTGTAGGAAGCTACACGGTTGGTAGTTCAACACAAACAACGATAATAGGTTTGTCTTGTTCTAACAGAACTGCTACAGCTATAACAGTTGATGTAGTACACAGCGATGGTTCTAATGAAACATTTTTGGTTAAGACAGCTACAGTTCCTAGTGGAGGCTCACTTGTTGTCGTTGGAGGTGATCAAAAGGTCGTCTTACAAACAGGCGATAGCATTAAAGTGACATCAAGTGCAGCCTCCTCTTGTGATGTAATGATGAGTATACTGGAGATTACCTAATGGGTAAATCTAAAGATCTTGCAACGTTAGCTACTACCCTTAATAACGGGGTTAACCTACAGCCTAACTTGATAATTAATGGTGATATGTCTGTGGACCAACGCAATAGTGGTTCTCTTGTTACAGTATCAAATTCTACAGATACTTTTTGTCCAGACCGCTTTAGGTTTACAGAAAATCATTCAGGTACTTTTACTATTCAACAAGTTGAAGATGCACCAGATGATTTAGAATATTCTAGTAAGATAACTGTAACTGGAACAGATACTTCATTAGCGGCTACAGAGTTTGCAAGAATACTACAAGGCATAGAAGGTAAAAATATTAGTCACTTAAACTGGGGTTCTTCTAGTGCAAAAACATGTACTCTTACATTTTATGTAAAATCTAGCGTTACTGGTAAGTATTATATTTCTATTAACAATAATGCAACTAATAGAAATATGTTAAAAGCTTACACTATAAATACTGCTGATACTTGGGAAAAGAAAACTATAAAAATTATTGGCGATACTTCTGGAACTTGGTTAACTACTAATGCTGCTGGTATTTATATAATGTGGACGTTAGGAACAGGGTCAACTTATCAATCAAGTACAGTTGATGCTTATCAATCTGGTTTTTATATGGGTGCATCTGACCAAACAAACCTTGCTGCAACTAATAGTGCAACTTGGCAACTTACTGGTGTTAGTTTTGTTGTAGGCGATACCGCACCTGTTACCCATCCTTATGAAAGTTATGATGAAAACTTAGCTAGATGTCAGAGGTATTATTGGAATTATTTAACACTTAATAATCAATACCAAACTATGGGAAATGGTTCACTTTATACCGCATCAAGTGCTTACATAAACTTTGATTTTCCAGTACAAATGAGGGCAGAACCGACACTTGGTGCGGCTGCTTCTTATATAGTATTTATTTCAAACGGTGGAAGTGGGGCTGCCTCTAGTGTTGCAGGTGATTATGGTTCTGTAAACAACAAAAGAGTAAATCTTGTTTTAGCGTCAAGCCTCACATCAGGTCATGCAGGGTTTGGTTTTTCTCAAAGCACTTCTGATAGACTTTATTTTGATGCGGAGTTGTAACTTATGAACATTCCAAATGCACAATATGTTTTAGGTATAGATGGACAAAATTGTTCAATAAAAATTGTTACTGATGAAGTGGATCTTTTTGTACCTTTAGACCCAGACAACGTTCACTTCCAAGCCATACAAAAATGGGTGGCTGAAGGTAATACGATAGCAGAGGCTGAATAGTGGCATACATTGGACAAAGCATAACTGAAGGTACACGTAGAGCGTATAATTTTACAGCTACT